GAGTTGACTGACGGGCTTGCTGCGAGCGTTAAAGTCTCCTTGTAGATCCTAGTGGGATCCCCCAGCAGCCGGCCAACTATCTCGACCTTCTTCCCAGCATCATCCGCATCGGCCAGATCAAAAAATAAATTGCCGTTAAGGAGATCAAAGTTGATACCCACAGAAGATATAGGAGAAAAGCCGCTGGCAGTGCCAGACTCCGTAAGAGCACTCGGATCCACCATATACTGCGTGATAATATCCTCCGGCCTAAGCTCTTGATCGTCTGCCGTAATCGCCAGAACTTGAGCGATTGATTGGGGGAGAATAAGCTCATCATTATAACCCGTTGCGTATGCCGTTGCTGTTGCCCCAGTGCCGGCCCCGCCGGTAAAGGTCACAGTGGGATTGTCCTCGTAGCCGCTGCCGCTCTTGGTGAGGAGGATCTCCCCCACCGTGTCATTAAACAGCTTGGCCGTGGCTGTTGGAGCCACATAGCCGGCTGCACCGGCTGAGAAAGTGATTGCGGGGGCTGATGTGTAGCCGGATCCGCCTCCAGTGACCTCAATGTGGGTTACTCGCCCGTCCGGCTCCATTGTTACCCTCTCAACGATTAGGCTTTCGCGCCAGAGAGCTGAGTCATAGATCAGTTGGTGATGCTGACGGACATACTCCTTGCACCTAGTCACACTCGTCGAATCGGTCTTGCCGATAAGGTTACAGACGTATGTGGCTATTTCGGAGAGTGTCACGATGTTAAGCCGTAAAAAATTAAGGTCGCAACTCCAGTTGGATCTTTTACTGTTAAAACATTCTCAAATTCCCCAAACGTAACTGTACACCCCACTCCGGTGGGAGTTCTTGATGTTATTCTTCCAAACATCAAATCCTTACTGGCGGTATTATATCCAGTAGCAACCACAACATACTTATCACTTGGCAAATCTGTTGCGAAAAGGATATCGTAAATCCCTTCAGTGTTTCTGGTTAAGCTGGTGATGTTAAAGGAGTTTGTAATTGTTTGAGCTATATCACTCCCGCTGCTTGCAAATTCAACCCAAGCCTTTGTCAGCATTGCGGCACTCTGGTTGACCGTCAAAACATCAGCGTCAACTGTGCCGACTGTGGAGGGATCAATCGCCCTCTGCGTTGTCGCCAGCCTTACCACTCCGCTTGTTGTGGTCAGTGCCGGCAAACTCTGGATCAGTTTCTTCGGGGAAATCTGCTTGAGTGAAGCCGGTGAGTCGTCATAAATCAAAAGACGATCATCATCATCATCCACATCTGTGGCGAGAGCCACCGCATCCCAATCAGTAATTGCAGCAGTGTGTAGCCTCAACTTTGTGGCCGTGCTGTCAGTGGCATCTGCATCACTGCCGTCCACCATCTTGAACTGGGGAGCCGTCAAGACGTTCAGACTGTTGGAGGTTCCCATCAATATCTTAGATGAGCCGTTTGTTCCTCCCCCAATCATTCCCAAGTCAGTCGGATCCGCTGAGCCATTGGTGGCATTGACCTTCACCGTCTGGCTGCCCATATTGTTCAGCTTGGTGTTGTCAATGGCGTTGTCCCGTATCGTGCTCGTAGTGACCGGCTGAGGAGCGGATGTGCTGATCTTGTCAGCCGTTACGGAATTAGTTCCCAGCTCAGTCGAACCTATCGAGCCAGCCGTCACCGTGGCGTTGTCCACCAAGTTATTCAGACCGCTGGCTGTTACCGTGTCGCCAGTGGTAAATGTCGTGCCTTTGGTGAGAAAGGTTCCCATAAGACTAAGCCTTCTTGATTACTCGCTTCTTTGGAGCCGGCGCTGGCTTGCTGGCAGCCACAACAGCAGCCTCAGCAGCCGTTTGGCTCTTGGCCACCCCGTGACGCAGAAAGATTGCCAGAATCGCCGTGACGGCTATCTGGAAGCCCTCTGCGAGCGTTGCCTCATTCGTTGCCACGGCTGCCACCGCCGCGATGCAGCTTGATATGGCTGCCCACACTGTTTTTGAGCGTAGCATTGTACTTAATCCTTTTCAGTCTTGTGCTCTGTCTTTTCGATAGAGCCCAGTTTTAGCTCCACCTTTGCCTTCTCCTTGCCAGCCGATAGCGTGAGGCTTGGGAAAGGCAGATCGAGAGCCAGATAAGGGATCTTGAAGCTCAGCCCGTCCGGACTGATGCCGGCATCCGGCATCACACCGGCCTTGGCTCCCAAGCAAAGGCTTGGCAGCTTCCAAGAAATCTTTTGGCCAAACAAGGTGAAGTTGGGCTTTGGCTTCCAGCCGCCACCAAACAGATCACCAGCTCCAGCGTTTGCCGTTACAAACAGCAACGCCCCAGTCAGTATAATTGTCTTTTTCATTTCCGATCCAACAACTGAATACACTTCAAAATTATATAAAAAAGGCTGGCACAGCTAATGCCCACCTTTAAAGCCAGATCAATGTCCACAAGCCAGTTTCCGAGTCCGGTTATTGAGGCAAAAGCCACTTTGCAGTCATCCAGCCAGCTCATCGCTTAATCAGATGCCTCTTCAGTCTCTTCGGCTTCTTCTTCGACTTCCTCAACCTCTTCCTCAACCTCTTCCTCAACCTCAACCTCAGCCCCCGGTTTCTCAACCGCAACAACTGTGTCATCACGCTCAAGCCCAAGCTGGGCCAGTGCGAGGCCGGCAATGTAATCCGCATCACTCGGAGCCGCGCCGGGAACCCATCCAGACCAAGCTGCACCGGATACCAATAAGAGCGTCGAGACGATGGGGTTGTTGCCCCACACATCATCACCCTCTGCGTTGGTGTACTTGCCCCACCCAACCACGTTGAATTGCATATTAAACTCAGCCGCGCTGTTTAGGCTAATCGCTAATTTCGAGACGTTAAGCCCCGCCTTCGGTTTTGTGTTTACTTCAATCATACCAAAATTATTCTGCCGTATCTTTCCACGGCGTTTTCTCAACCACACTCTCCGGGCGAACAACAACTGTCTCGCTGGTTTCCTCGACCGCTTCAACTGCCGGGGTGATCTCATACTCCTCCATAGTTGGAGCTTTATACATCACCGGCTCCGTCACTTCCTCGACTGCCGGTTCAAGTTCTGCACCGTCATCGTCTAGAATTGCATCTTTCGCCTCTGTCACCACTCGCGTCTGCGGTGTGCCGTCCTCGTTGTAAAGTTGATGCTCGGTGAACTGCGGCTCGCTGACCGTCTTGGTGACGGTTTCGGTTGTGGTCTGCTCGACATATTTGCCATCGACTAAAACCACTTCAGTCTTACTGACTTCCTCCTCGACCTCGCTCTCAACAACCACTTGCCGCTCGCCCATCACCGCATCAACTGCGGGTTGCGCTGGCGTCACTCGTTCCTCGGTGATTTCAGCGTTCTTCGCGCCGTTTGCAATCCACGCCTCGAATGATTCAAGCGCGGTCTTGTCCTCAAGTTGCGGCACATCTGCCTCGCGGTATTGCTTGCGAAGTATTTCGACCTTCAGCGTGTCCTCTTTCGCATCGAGGAACTCTTGCGGGTCGGCATCTTTCGGAATGTCGCCGTGCCACTTCTTCGTGCCATCGAAATCAATCGAGAAGAAAACCGTTTGGTCATCTGCGTTCTCGCGTTTGTTGTTAATTGTAATTGCCATTGTTCTATCGAAGTTGCACGGCTTTGTAAGTGATATACGCTTGTACGGTGGCACTACCAGATGCCGAGATTTGATACTGAATATCTCCAGCCGAATCGCACAATTCAAATCCGGCGTTTCGCGCATAGTTATCATTCGTAAGACCCGCACTGCTTACCCAAAAACAATCGCTTGCCGCAGAATCCGCACGGAATCGCATAAAAGTATCGTTACTTGCACTTGCAGAGTCTCTTACCTCCCCAACAATATAAACCGCTTTCGCGCCTTTCGGAACTGCGCCATTGCTGTCGGCTTCAAGATTCAGCCCCGCATACGCAACATCGCTAAAACCGTCTGCATAAAACGCGTTTGAATTTATGTTCTTCTCAAACCAAACAATCTCCCCCATCGGTCGCGAATAATTCCCCGAGCCGATTGCGCTGCCTAGCACGACCATACAACTCGAAACATAAGTCAGATTGTTAGACGTAGCTGAACCATCGCCAGCACCGTCCATCTGAATCCCAAACCGAACATCGGTCGGTGACGCACCAACATCCATCGTTGCCTCCAGCCACTCCCAAGTGTTGCCGCCCGTGTGATAACTGCTTACCGTATTGGTCGAATACCCGTCTTTGGTCATCCGAATCTTCGCATTGCTGGCTTGGTCGGTCTTAACCCACGCGCCCATTGTCACCGTGCGTCCCGCATACTTCTGAAGATGAACCGGGTCTGTACCGGTGTTTACGCCAGCGGTCGCTGGCCATTGCACCCCAGTTGTCCCCGCAGATGCGACCATCTTGAGCGAATAGAAACTGCCATCGTGGGTTAATGTGCCGCCATCGTTGTGCTGCCGCCAAATTTTAACTCCGCTGTGGTCTTTGCGAGCCGTGTCGAATGCCAGATTATTAGCCCCCACGCACCCCGGCGTGATTTTTTTGAAACTGAAATTCTTTATCTCAATGTTGCTCGCAAATGCTGTTCCATCAGATAATCCAACAGATCCGGCGGTGACACCGCTGGGGATCTCAACGGTAAACGTGTGGGTAACAAAACTTCCGGTTGTGGAAATTGCTGGCGAAGATTGGACTGTCCCACTGTGGGCTATCCTAAGTTTCAACGTGCTTGTCGATCCCAGCCCGTTCTTTACGTCACACGAAATGACATACAGCTTGCCGGCCTCTAAGGTTAGCGGGGAAATGACTCCAAGCTGCACGGTGCTGTTCGTGCCAGTAGTGGTGTAATTGTAATGATCAGTGTCGAAAGCTAATGCCGAAAATACTGTGATCCAGTCAGCCGTGTCATCACTCGCACAATCATCCTCCGCAATCGTTGCAACCGTCTCCGCCGTCGAGTTACTCCACACATCGAAGCCGGAGTTGGTCAACTCGTTCTTCAGCGGCCAACCGGGGTTGGTGACGGTTGTTAAGCCATCCGAGGCGATGGTGAGGCGAGTCGTTTCGTCTGTGCTGAATGAAAGACTGCCGGGAGCACTTCCATCATCCGGTGCGTTAATGAAAGCGGCTCCGGTGTTATGGACATAAAACCTCAAGCCTCTAGCATCAGTTGTCGTGTATGTGTCGTTGGCAACCTCCAACCCCCACGGAATATGGTCATCAGCCGTTATCTTTGCGACGACACCGGCTGTTGTCCCGCCATCTTCAACCTCGAATTTCGCGGTGGGTGTACAGCCAATCCCCACGTTGCCAGCCGAATCGATGACTAAGTTCTCTGCCGTGCCTGTTCCAATCGCCAAGCGGTCTACTGTGCCGCTTGTCTGCATCGCTTTGATTTGCGCGATTGTTCCCGTTACGCCGTTATTGAATTGCAACGACGGGTCGCCGCTGTTCGTGCCAGAGACAAGCATCAACTTGGGATGCGTTGCGCCACCTACTGCGCCAACAGATACATCGCCAGCCGAGGTGATTCGCAATTTCTCGGACATTCCTGACGTAGCCGTCCGGGTGCTGAACGCCATATACGACTTCCGAAGTGCGGCAGTTGAGTAGTCGCCTTCTTTGCCGGTGACGATATACCCCGAATCGTAGCCACCCAACCTCGACTGAAATTGCGTAGTCTCGTCCGTACTGCTTCCCGCTGAAAAAGTGTTTTCTAAAATGATTTCGCAGTTGCCGCCATCCGCACTTTTAGAAACGTGCAGTTCAGCGGCAGCGGTAGCGGGGCCAATCGAAACGAGGCCAGCCGGGTCGATGGTCATTTTGGCCGAAAACACTCCAGCGTTTACTGTGGCTAAAGACAGCTTGCCCGAATTGTCCGCACCGCTGCGGCTTGCAAATATGGATGCAACTCGCGTTGTGTCATTAACGAACTCAACACCAGACAAGTCTGCATCTCCGTTCTGGTGGCTAACTAATTCGATTGCAGAAATTTGACCAGCGGTGTGAGTCGCAACCGTTAAAGCACGGTTGTAGCCAACAATGTCTGCGCTGCCGTCGCCTATAAGCACGTCGCCACTCACCAACAACTCCCCATCAGCCGGTGTCGCCGCAGTCGTTCCTATGCGAGCCGCTTTAGAGTTCAACTGCTCAATCGGCGTGACTTGAGAAACACCCGTTGCAGACGCCGTGCCGTCAGCCGCACCGGCGCGGTCTTGCACCATCAAAGATTGGGTCGGGTTTGCGAACGCTAGGTCGTAGTCAGCGACTGCGCCGATTTCGACGATTTCGTTAGACACGCTTGATGCGTCTAGTTGAATCGTTCCCGCTGTGGCATCTTCAGATAGAATATAAATATAACCGTTCCCGCCAGCAGCCGCAGTAAATTCAAAAATATTTGTGGTTGAAGCTACTAAATCCCCAACTGCCCACCCCGCACCAATGCCGCCAGCATACGCCGTGTAGGTGTTTCCCGTAATAGTGCCAGTTCCGACTGTAAAACGATACTTTTTACCCCCAACAATCCCGATGTATTTGTATGTTCCAGTCGTTGTGATGCTTGTGCTGAACTGATAGACATTACTTGCAACGCTAATGTCGATATTGTTATACGCCGTCCACCCATAAGCCGCATCGAATGTTGCGCGGTCATTTACATCATTGCCGGTATCGGCTTGAGCGGCAGACCAAGTTTGGTCAACGGTAGCGGAAATCTTATTCGTCTGACTCCCATACTGGTCGGCAAACGGCACGTCAGCTTGTTCAAAGCTCGCCGTGACCTCCGCTTGGGTCAGCGTCTTGTTCCAGAATCGGGCGCGGTAGAAAGTTCCGTTGAACCAAGAGTGCGCTGCACTCGCCGAACTTCCAATTGCCGCATCCGTTGCGCCGTCGATGTTGTGCGCTCCTATTCCGGTTGCCGTGGCAATTTGGTTTCCGTTATCATAAAGCGTCGCCGTTGTGCCATCTACGGTAACAACTAAATGATGAACGACGAGGTCATCAACGACTTTCACGGCTGGCGAAAACACTCTCCAAGCTAAATCATCATAAATCGCAAGATTATCGGATTGGGAGGAAACGTTACCGAATACAAACCGTGCGCCGCTTCCCTCAAAATCGACATAATACTTGTTTACCCCAGCTGCGAAACTGGACGCTTGAACGATGAACTCGAAACTGAACTTCGTTCCCAAGTCGGGCGGCGTTGCAATGTCGATGTTGCCAGCCGCACCGTCGAAGTGGAGGCCTTGGCCGTCAGTGCCATTAATGAGATGCGTTATGATCTCACCGCCGCTCGTTGAGCGGTTGTAGGTATAATTTACTATGCCCATTGTTTAATCTCCCATTCGGCCACTGTAGGCCACGTTGACCTTCCCAGTGCCGGAGCCAGTGCAGAAGCTCAAGCCCTTCACATAGCCGGCAAATGTAACCCAGCCACCCGTGCCATCCTCGTCGGCGTCACCGGCTGCTAAAATCCCGCTATAGTTTCCGGAGGTTGTGGCGCATTTGGTTGAACCACTGGCATCACCGTCCAGAGTGAGCCGATAAAAAACCGGCACAGTGCCGACATTCTGCATCATCAGAAAAGCCGGACTCATCTCCGTCTGGATCGTTGAATCAGTCACCGATCCAGTTGGCACAGACAGCTCTATGTTCGTGGTGGCTCCAAAGTTGTGGAGCACATCATTCTGGGTACTCATTGGGGTCTACCTTCGCTTTCTGGGCGTGAGCCCAAACTTCTTGCCGCCGGCTGCCTTGCGAGGCCCGGAGGCCATAGCCCTCCGGCCAGCTTTTGAAACTTTGTTCTTCAGACTCTTCCGCGCTCCACGACGAGCGCCGAGAGATTCATCTTGCCGTGACTTGTACCCTTGTCTTTTTTTTGCTGCCATAATTTTTTCTCCTTAAAGATCCCACACTTTTTTCATCTGCCCCTTGGTGTAGCGGCTTCTCCACCCCTTCGGGTTCAGCTCAGCAGAGCGTAGTGCTCCCTTTACTTGTTCCTTCGGCGTGAAAGGGGTGACTTGGCCCCCGAAAGTGAATGAAGTGGGAACATCGAGCTTGCTCCAGCTCCCTTCTCCGTTCGTAAATTGGTCGAGGCTAGGAGAGGCCAAAAATTCTTTGACCTCTCCCGTCTCGTTATTCTTGTAATCCAATAAAGGCATCAATCGGCAATATACACCGGAATCCAATACTTCACGCCGTTGATGCTGCACAACACGCCCTCAATATCAGTTGCCCCCGGCGTTAAGCCGGTAACTGCGTACCGAGTCAGATTGGTTCTGCCATCTTTGTCAGTTCCATCCGTTTTCGCATTCGTAAACTCCAAGAACGGAGTCGCTGTAGCTGCCACACCTGTGTCACCATTATCCGCCTCTATTGAAACGGGTTTCTGGTTGTTGTTCGCGCCGGTACTGGTGTACTGGCGGCCCTTCATTGTTTTACCAATTATTTTATTAGCCATATTATAATCCTCCAGTAGCGTCGATCTCGACCATTTCCGCCATTAACTCATCACGGCTTGGGCCTTCCTCCACGACTTCCTCGACAACTTCCTCCTCCGGATAAGCCGGCTGTCCGTTGACAGTTTCCATCGCAATATCGGCCATCTCGCCGTCCACTCCCTCAACAGTTCCCTCTATAGTAAAAGAGACTGCATCACCTTCAGATGGCGAGATCATCTCACCATCTTCAGAGGCCATCATTAACGAGGCCATCGGTATTGTTACTTTTGGCATAAGTCAAAAAGCCGGGAGGGGGATTAACCCCTCCCAGCGGTTAATCTTAGCTGTAGTTTGTTCCGCTATAGACTTGAGCAATAAACTTCGGTTGAAGCATCTTCTGCCCGTAGTAAGTCTTGAAGCCGATAGTGGTGAGCTGTGCCAACGGATCCGTTTTGTCCGGCCCTTGGGCAATCTGCATCTTAGGCCCGTAAGGGGACTGTGATGCCAGATCAACAACGCCATAGGCTTGATCGCCAAACACCATCGTGCTGTAGACCGTACCGGCAGCGTTAGCTGTCCACTGATTCGCTCCACCGCCAAATAAAGAGCGGAAGGAGTTGGTTGACTCGATGCAGCGAATGCCGGCGTACTTGCCGACTTCACCCTTAAAGATCGCATCCGGATCACCGTAGTGACGCGAACTGATCCAATCAGAGTCGTTCTGGAGATCACGCAACACGCGAGGATCTGCGACTGCCGTGTAGTAGCCGCTCGTAGTCGGTGCGTTGTTGACCTTCAGAGCCGTAGCCGTGTCCAACAGTTCCAGACCGCTCATCACTTGCGAAGAGGTGGGCGTTGCAGCGTAATACGCAGCAGCACCGGCATACCGGACTATCTTGTTGGTCGTTGTGGCTCCACCCGGAACGTCTGCCAACTCGTGAAGGATCTTCGTGTCCAACTGAAGCGCAGCGTCCTGACCATTTACGGTCGTGGCTTGCTCCAAGTGGTTGAAGAGCTCTTGAGCGGTTAAGAGATCAGAAATTCCGATAACTTGTCCCACTTGAGCGAGCGTACAATCGACATATTCAAGCGTAAGCTCCTTGTAGGCTCCCTTGGCCCAAGCTGTGCCGCCCGTGTGGCCGTCACCCTCGGTGAGAGTCTTGATGTCCGTTGTATTCGGCTCCACATAACGGAAAAACCTTACTGAGCTTTTCCCCGCCTTTTCTGGTAACGCCTGCCGCTTGGCAAACTGATCCAGAACTAGATTCTGCGTAATCTGATGCAGAAGTTGTTTACTGAAATAAATCTGTAGTGAATTGGCAATGCCAACACTACTGGTATCCGTAATTCCCGCCATAATAATCTACCTTATTCTTATAATTTAATTTGTGAGCACCAAGCCCCGCTGATCCGCATCCTTCACCATCTTCATCAGTTCATTACGCTGTTTGTCTGGTGCTAGACTATCGAAAGACTCAATATTTCCCGATTGATCAACGGTGCTCCCGTTCAATTGTGTTTTCTCATTCAACTCCTTGAGCTCCTTCTGGAGCTTGGAGTTTTCCGTTTCCAGTTCATCCACTCTGCCGGCCTTTATAAACGCCTTTGCAGCTTCCACTGCATCGTTGATGCCTTCCGGGTAGGTTGCCAAAATCTTCTTTCTATCCAGCAGTTCAGAAACGTATTTGTAGAGCTTGGAGTCTTGATCCTTCAGATCCGGGTTATCCTTCACGTTCTGGCTCAAGTTAGCCTCCCACTGTTCCATCACTGTCCTTTGCGCTGTTAGGACTTTCTGCTGCTCGATAGTTTCCCGCGCCGTCTTTGCCTTTGTGAGCGCCATCTCGGCCAGATCGTCACGGCCCTCCTCCCGGTACTCTTGAGCTATCTGCTCGTAGTCCTCGGGAGCGAACTGTGCCGCATCTTTCCGCTGCTGGATCTCGCTGAACGCATTGCTTTTCTGGGCTTCAAAATCGGCTTTTTGCTTGTCCAGCTCAGCCTTTTCATCCTTCACCCGTTCCTTCTCTGCGTTGATCTCCTTCCAGCTCTTGTTGGCCCTCTCTTGGCTCTTCTTTGCGCGGGAGTATTTCGACTTTGGTTTTTCCTCGGAAGGCTCTTCGGCGTCCTTTACGGGCTCCTCAGTGGCTTCCTTGGGTTTGTCCTCTGCTTTTGCAGTCTGCTGTACGGGCTCCTCTGCTGCGTTGTCAGAGGTTGTGGTGCTCGCAGTGTCAGTCGCGGGGGCTTCACCGTCAAAGACGGCCATCTGCCCGAGTAGCTGTTCACGACTAATTTCCACCTCGCCAGCTCTTACTGTTCCAGTGTCAGACATAAATTCAATTTCTGTTGGGGTTCATCATCCAAGCCAAATCGTCCGTTGCCCCGTTCGCTTCCGGAACCTTTTCCGGTTGGCGAACCATCAGCCCGTCGATTGAGGCCAGCGCCCCCTTAAACCCGGCAGCCCATCCGGCTTCGTAAGCCAGATTATTGCCACCGGATGAGATTAGCTTTTCCATCTGGTGCAAATGCAAACCCAGAAGAGAACTATTTAATTTCTGGCCGGTCGTTGAGCTAAAAAAAAGCCTCAACGATTCGGTGTCAGAATCATCCCATCCCGCCGGGTTGGGGTATCCGTTGTTCCGGCTGAACGCCCGGAGCGTTCGCCATTTCTGTAGTAGTCGCCTCACCATTTAATTCTGCCGCCTGTTGCTGCTCATTGGCTGCTTGAGCTGCCTGCTCAAAAAAGGCATTGAGATCGCGCTCGATTGCGCTGCCGGCCTTGGGATCCTTCTCCTTCAACTGGGTAACGTGCTCAGCCAAGTGTTGCTGTAGCATCTGCCCCTCCAGCGGTTGCGGTGCTGCCCCCTCGGCGGATCTCATCTGGATATATTTCATCACCGTCTCGATGTGTACCAGATCATCATCAGCCGGCTTGACAACAGCCGGGAAGCCCAGCCTTAAAATTGTAATCTCATCAGCTTGATCCTCGGCCTGACCGGAGGCCGCTATGTCCGGCTCTTGAAAGAGCCGCTTCACCAGTGTGGCATCATCAGCTTCCAGCACACTCTTGCGTAGCTGGGCCTGATCAATAAAGGCGTCACCGTTGAACATCTCCAGCCGCATCATTGCCTTCTGGAATAGGTACTGCTTGTTCACGCCATCAGCGGAGCCGGTTGGCATAATTGCATAGTTCTGGCTCAGCGCCTCTTGGGGAACTTGCTGGGCCGTGTCCAGATACCAGTAGTTTAAATCTGTCTTGTCATACTGCTGGAGAAGGCTCCAGCTCATCCGGTACAACTTGCCCAGACCGATCCTAAAGATTCGCATACGCAGATCTGTGCTCTGCTCGTATAGGCTGCTGACTGCCTGAACTTCAGTTGCCGTTCTGCGTTCCGGGTAGGCAAGCGTCTGGTTCAGCCCAAAGTCCGGTGTGGAAATTCTTTGCTGAGCAATCTCCCTCATCAGATTCATCTGTGTGTCGAAACTGATAGGGGGGGCTTGCTGTGGAACCGGCTGAATGTCGTAGGGCAATATCTGGCCCGGTGTGATCCGCAAGTTGCCGGCATTGGGGATCTCCCGCGCTGTCCGGTACAAAGGCCGATTGTATAGGGTCATACAATCGTTTTTTTCGTTAAGCAACTTGCAGAGCTCTGACTCAAATATAGCCACTTGCTCCACCACTCCCCGGCTGCTGTAGTAACCGGGATCCTTAACCTCATACGGGAAGGCCACAAAGGGGGGTTGGCCGTGATTGTACGGGATCTTCATTACCGGCCTCAGATCCAGATCCGGCTGGGTTGGGCTGAAGGTGCAAAGCCTCCACTCACCACTTTCCTCGCAACGATAGTAAACTTCCCAGACTATCACCTTCCCCTTGCTGTCAAAGGTCAGCCCCTCGCGCTCATACTTGATCTCCCGTGTTTCCAGATCTCCGGTGTCGTCGTCCAGTGTGCCAATGATCTGCTCCAAGACTTCCGGGTCTTGGCTGAGTGTCTTGTTCCTCCGGTACGCCTCCACCGAGTAGGTGCTGATCTGGCAGATCCGGTCTGCCGTCTCCAGATTTCTGGTGTAGGGCGGAACGACAAAGTGCTGTGGATCCACCGAGTAATAATCAAGCTGCTTCTTGGCGTGATTCCAGATCACCTTGAGGATCCCCGTGCCGCTCACCAGTGTGCCGTCTATCACGCTGAGCACTTCCGTCTCCAGATTGCTCCGCTGCTTCACCCGGTGATCAAACCACTGTGCCGCTGCACTGGTAAGCTCAGCCACTTGGGGATTGTTGGGGATGAAGCTGGCAATCAGATCAGTGGCAAATAGCTGCTGAAAGTAGTGCGGCTTGAGCTTCTCGATAATCGAGTCGCTCAAAGGAAAGTGTGCGTCTGATGCAGTTGGCCACGGTTTGCTTTTTCTCCGGAGACCGTGATGACGCATCTCATAAAACATTCTCTGGCGTGTGTCCCAGAGGCTTCGGTCTGCAAGATCTTGAAGGACGCTTGCATTTAATTTTTCTCTGTGCATCTCAGTCGGATCTTATCAGCTCGCCGCCGTCATCATCATCGTCATCATCGTCATCATCATACTCATCCTCAACATCAGCGAGAGCATCAACAGCTTCTAGGGCCACATAGTTGGCGTGCATATACAGCACTCCAACAATCGCCGGGAGATTCATATCGAATTCCCCTCGATACCGCTTGATCAACGCCTCCAGATCAGCCCCAAAGGCATCGGTCTGCTCTTGTAGGGACATATAGGCCATAGAAAAAGCCGCCTCCCCAGAAGGGAGACGGCTCCACAGATATGTGCAACTATGTAAAAGAACTATTTTAGTCCCGCCACAGCCGCAGAACCAAAGGCTGCCTCAGAATCCTCAGCTCCACAACAGTGATCTGCCACAATCCTCTCCACTTTCTTCTTTAGCTCGCGAATTGTGCCGTCATTGGTGAGCCGATAGTCGAACCCCTCAAAGTCATCCAGCAGATTCTCAGAGCTGTGGGCATCTTTTAGGCCCGTTTCCCGCTCTACCCGGAGCATTATGCCGCCGGCTCTCTTCACCAGCTCAGCCTCGTTTGGATACCTTACGTCTGTGATTACAAGCACCTCTCTGCCGGCTATTGTTTCCATCTTGGCCAGCATTTTATCCAGCCAATAACTCTCCCCCTTGTAGTGCCGGCGGAAGTCTGCCCCCCACCACTGGAGCATCGGCCTAAATCGCTCCTTATGCTCCTCAATGTGATCCAGATCCACCCCGGTAGCGCCGGCAACCTCCTCCTTTATCTGGTCACCAAAGGCTGCCCGGATGGGATTTACCCCGTCACTTTGTTTGCACATCCTTATCAGTTCGTAAACTGTATCCTTTCCGCTCCGCTTCTTGCCCGAGATTCCAATGATCACTTTCTGCCGCCTTTCTCAAGCTCGTATTCCAAATCAATAATTGTATCAAAAGTTTCCTCAATAAATAACTTCCCTTCCGGGGAGCTATGCACGGCGTCACGGAATCCTTTTGGATTCTCCTCCACCAGCCTCTTCGTGTTGTCCAGCCTTGTCGGGTGCAAGCAGCCAGCGCCTAAGACGGCCACGCTTAGAAGCACGCCGGTCAGCAGCCTTCCTCTCCAGTTTTGTTTCCTTAACTTTTTTTGCATAACCAAAAGTCGCCCTTAAGATCTCCAGTATTGTTTTAATTATCCCAATCATTCCAAGCTGATCCCCATCTGGTTGCGGATATTATTCTCTCCCGAGAGCTCTGCCAAGCCTTCACCAAATATATCTTCAAGCGTGGCCGATCTTGGGCCGGCTTCATACAAGTGGCGGGAGCTGTAGCTTACCGCCATCACAAACGCATCAGCTCTGTCCGGACTGCTGAATCCTCTCGCTCTGCATTCCGCCTTACTCTCCAGATTCAGCTTTCCGGTCTTGGTTGTTGTCACTCTTCGGTTGGTCAACTGTGCGTGCAAGATCTCATCATCCGGCACAACCAGATCCGCCTTCTCAATCTGTCGTGCTGCCGTGAACCACATCTCTGCTGAGCGGTTGGCAAATCGTTCCGGTTCGTGCGCTCGGCTTCCCAAGTTGATCATATGCAGCGGCCAACCCATCTCCTCCAACTGCTGTGCCATTGGCAACCCCAGACCGCCGGCATCACAAAAGATCTGCTCCGGCTTTAGGCCGGCCCTCTCAAACTCCAAGGCAAACCGGCCACAGCCGGCCATCGTGTTCTTGTCACGCCAACTGATCAACTTCGTGATGCGGTTGCCGTTCCGGATGCAGAGCACGTTCTCATCACTGCCGGCTGCAAAGTCGCAAGCCGCCACAACCTCACCCTTCTCTGCTCTGGGCGGATTCTCGATACAATGCATCAAGCTCTCCCAAGGGATCACAGTGCTCTCACCGCTCTCCTCCATAAACTCCGCCCGGATCATCGAGGCAATGAGCGGATGACTGGCCCCCCACTTGTCTATCTGCTGATCCACCCAGCCACCCGGTGAGCTGTCTATGTGGTCACACTCGTAGGCCGTCACAGTGTGCAGCTCCCAGTGCTCTTGTTCCTTGCTGAAGCACTTATAAAACTGGCCTTTACAACCCCCCGGCGAACTCATCACCAGAACCCGATTTGGCTGGCATCGCTCCAAAGCCATAAAGATCTCATCCTTCACCGTCTTGGCCTCATCAATAATCATCAAAAGATTATCAGCGTGCCACCCCTCAAACCTACCGGGATCGTCTGTACTGAATCCAATGATCCGGCTGCCGTTTGGTGTGCTCAAATCAGTCTGGTTTATCTGGATCCCCAAGCCGCCAACCTTCCGGGCCAAGCTCCTAATCGTCGGCCACATCTGTTCCCGCACTTGCCGGTACACCCCGCTGGTTGTCACGCAAACGCTGTTGGGATAAAGAAGAGCGTGCCATAACGCTGCCGGCGCTGCACACATAGCCGTCTTGCCGCTGCCGTTGGCAGCCTTCAAGGCTATCCTCGTCTTGGGCTTGCTAAGGCTCCTCAGCACCGCCTTCTGCCACGGGTACAACTTTAACCCAAATACCTTCTCAGCAAAAACGTCACAGTCCGATACGGATCGTTTCTGCCCCCTCGATGCTGATGTAGCAGTTTTTCCTTTGGATTGTGCCGCCTTCGATTGTTCTGTTGCTTTGCTCATATAATTCCCTCGTCACGTTCATCTTGTCACCGTTGCCGGCCACTACCCTCTGCGTCACCAGACAGTCATCCAACAAATACAGCAACAGTGTCGGAACTCCAAACGCATAGGCAAACGCTTGCCCAGCCAGTAGCTTGTCAGCCGGCATCTGCATCTCCCCACCATAATCCCTCAACAACTTCTTCAGCCCAAACCGCCGCCACTTGACCTCCACCCCATAAACCAACTCTCCACCAAGCACCAGCATCCCATCCAGCCGGCTCATCTTCACGCCACTGCCAACCCACTCATAATGCACACCACAACACACACTATGCCGAATGAACTGCACAACCGCCTCAGTCTCCTTCTCAATCGCTTGCTCCAGTACTGTCATCTCAGCCCCCTTAGCTTCTCCCTCAACTTCTCCGCCAGTGCCGGGTTGCTGTTCTTCTGTGACTCCAGCACCGTCCTCAACAGCCCCTTGTCCGGCCTAGGCTGCACCAGCATCTCCGTTGCCTTCTCCAGCCAATACTGTCGCACACTCGGCGTCTCTTCCCTCTCTGTCCTCACATAATCCTTCTCCGGCCAACTCTCATAAAATTCCCCCGGTAACTTCAAATACCACTCCGGCAGTATCCTCCCCCCAAACCTCTCACACAGCTCTTTCCCTAAGTTCATCGTGACAGTCCACAACCTCCAGCAGCCAATCCTCCAAATGCCTCTCAACCGCCTCCTCAAAGTCCGGATGCACCGGGGGATCTATCATCAAGCCAATCTTCTCCTCGCTCTCCGCCACAACCGCCTCCGCAACGTACAGCTCCCCCCCGAAATCAAACACATTGATAAACAGATGATTCACTCCTCCTCCCGTACCGGGCTCATCCCGGCTTCCCCACAAGATCCACAAAAGAAATTCACATAAGACTTCTCCTCATCCTTCCAGCTTCCAGTGATCTCAGCCTCATTCACCCCAATCCAGCCGGAACAAGTCAAGCAATACAGCTCCCCCGTAGATGGTGTGGGAGAAGGAGGAGCAGAAAAAGCCTCTATGCGAGGGTTAGGTTGGGGGGTGGGGGCGGGCTCTAGCCCCCCGGCTCCAGTGGGGCTCCCCCCTTCTTCTCCAGAGCTGGATCCGGAGGGTGGATCTGTGCCGTTATCTGTACCCGGAACCGTACTCTGCTCCTCAATTAGCCCCTTTTCCTCAGTTAAATCAATTATAGCGTTTGATTCATACTCAGACGATGAATCGAGTCTGTTACGTTGCTGCTGCATCTCCAGCAATTGCTCCGGACTGATCGTCGAGTTGAAGCTCATCGTCTGCATCTCCACCTTCTTGCTGGTTGAGTAGTCCTTTGAGAACCGACTCTGTAAGGTTTTCAAAGCTAAATGGCCGTCACCGCCAATGATCCTTTCGTTGATTGTGATGTGGCAAAGGTTTGCATATTGACTTTCCGCGTGTGCAATACACTCGGTAAAGTCAAGGAACCTTTTCTTCCAATCATACAACGTATCAGCATTGATTCCAGCACCAGCAGCAGCTCTCTCAAGCGGCAGACCAGCAGCTACAAACCTCAGCAGCGACTCGACTGTTGCTGGAGTGTAATCGCTAGGTCTGCCCATCTTCACCTTCCCTCTGGCTATGTCTCTGCTGAGTGTTAGGCAGCTCTTTGGGAGATGAATCGTTTCGAGGTGTTGAGCTCTCTCGATACGTTCTGATTCTGTCATATCAGCCACAGCGATTGCTGTGGTCTTGACGCCTCTAGGTGCTCGCTTCTTCTTTGGAGCTGTTTTCTTCTTCTTAGCGGCCACGATTCTGCCTCCTTTTGGCTTTGGTTAGTTCCCTCCTTCTCTTCTTTGGCTTCTGGTAGGATCTCCTTCTCCTCTCTGCTAGGGCCATCCTAAGCCTTGAAGCCCCCACTACTGTCTTTTTATTCCTTCCGAGTGTCATCACAGTGCTCACAGTATTCTAACGCCTTATATGCCATATTCTGCCCTTACTCTCCTAAACTCCTTCAGCAGTCTGGCTCTCTCTTCATCTGAGATTGGTTTACGCCTTCTTTCTGTTGGTTGAGCTCTGGCTGGTTGAGGCTTGGGATCCACTATGCCGGCTGCTTTCTGTTTTAGGATGCTAATCGCTTCTCCCAGTTGTCTATGTTCAGCCTTATGTTCTGGTCGGATCTTGTTCTGACCGGACACGCAGTAGATCCCAGCCTCTTCCAGTTCTGCTCTTCGGTTGCTGAGGAGCTCAACTTGCTTCTGGAAAGTCCAGATCTCCTTTGAACTAAGTTCAACAACCTTCACGCCTTTAGATTTCTCGCTTTCCGTTGTATCTACTGTACTCATTGTTACACTGTACCTATTGTTTACATAGAGGGGGGTTATTATTCTTAATTATTAAGTATTATTATCTATTATTCTATCTATAGCTATATAGCTATATATATCTATATATCTATATATTACGAACTAAATGCACCTATCTCCTTTTCTGTTAGCGGTTTCTGGATCCAAGTTTGTATCTTTTTAATGGTGCTTGGCCAATGATGCTCCAGCAGAACTTATCAAACTCCTTGGCTTGCTGGTTATAGGCTGGATAGATTTCGGTAAGCGCAGTGAACTGCTTCAGAGCGTTGATGATCGTGCCGTGATCCCGGTTGAACACCTTGCCGATTGAGCACAGCGTCATCCCTTTGGCCCTCAGCAGTGAGGCACAGACATAGCGGGGCCAACAGACCTCCACCTTCCGGCTTGGCCCCGTTATGTCGCCCTCCTCCAGCCCCCAGAAGGCTGTGGCTGCATCAATCAGATCAGTGGCCTCAAACAGAGCCGGCGGTGGCTCCTTGGGGAAGTTCTTTATGCACGCCTTGTTCACAGCAGCTTCCATAGGATCAGATAGTCCCTCACTTGGCCTTTTAGCTTCTTTTGGTATCTGGTTACGCAGTACCTTTTCCCCGCTCGCTTCATATCCTCGATCATATTCTCGATGATCCAGCTCTCGCTTCCCGTTAGACACGGCTCGCTGAACTGGATTGAGTTTGGGAGAGGTTGATCGAGGATTTCCATTGAGCTTAGCTTTCATCGTACAGTCTGGCTATGCCAACTCCGTCCTCATCCAACGCCAGAGGCTTGTAGCCTTTGGTGTCTTGCCAGATGCGGCACAGCCTCTTGAAGATCCTCCAGCCGGCTTGCAGCTCCTTGGCTGTCCAGATCTTCTCTATCGGTTCACCCGGTTCATTGCTGTTGATGACGAGGCTCATACACTGTGGAACCGGCCTGAAGCACTTGCGGTATGCCGCCAACTGGTAGACCCAGCTCTCGTAAAAGTTCACCTTGCCGTTGCGGATGTTCTGCGTCTTGTAATCCACAATTGTGACCGGTCTGGATTCCTTGTAGAGAACACAGTGCAGATCCACTGTGCCGCCGTAGCCGTGCCGAGGGTTTACTACAATCTTTTCAACAGCTTTCACCAGCTTGAGGCGACGATGTGACCAGCGGATAAACGGCTCAACAAAGGGGAACAGATCCGGCTCCTTCAGTGAGTCGAATGTGCCGTTGTTCACATCCTCAATCGCCTTGTGGATCCGGGTTCCGAAATCCAGAATATCAGTCTGCTCGTCCTTGAGGCTCTGGTGGATCCTATTCTGGTAATCCCTCACGGCCTCCCCTTCCCTTGGCGGATTGTTGAAGCTCTCTGCTATGCACTTGTCAGCCTTCCACTTGCTGAGCTGAGGCTTCTCAAGCTGGCCAATCAAAGTGGTGACAGAAGGCAGAAGATTCTGCTTTCTGGCGTGCCTAAGAGTGGTGTTCTTGCCGTCCGGTTGAACGTGAACGGGCAGCCCACCGGTTGAATACCAGTGGGCTCCCGTTGAGCGTTTCTTCTTCTCTGGAGTAACGACTATCATAGCTCATTCTCCTTCTTTCACACTTTCCACCACACCGGCTATCGTGGCCTTCAGTGCTCTGTCCTTGATCCTCTCTCGGGCCAGTACCGGATCATACTCACCGCTTGGCTCCAGTGTCACAGTGGAGGGGTTAATGGTGCTGATGTTGGCCCAGATGCGGCCTTGGCCGTCCGGTTCGTGCTTGATGCGGAGGGTGGCTTGCCGGCCCAACAGAAGCGCCTTTAGATCCACCTTGCTCTTATCTTCCGGCAACTGGATGCCCCAGTTGTCGAGGTGCTCCCTCATATTTGAGGTTTGGCCACTCTGGCCCGGTTCCGGCTTGTAGAGGCTGGCCGGGTTGTCCGTCTGCTGGACAAACCGTCTGCCGTCCTCCATCTCGTTCTCCAGCTCAAACACAAATTTGCATCTGGCTTTGGAGGCGAATTTCTTGGAGGGAACCAGATACCGGCCTAAGTCATCCGGCTTCAGTCCCATCGCTTGCCCCACATCAATCACATCAACGCAAACAGCGTTGCTCATACCTTCGGGGGCTAATTCGTATTCTTTCTTCTTCGGTTCTGTTATTATCATTGTATTATTTTGTTATATTCAGCCATTAAGACTGAAATTCTTTGTGGTGCTTTGCACTAAATCGCTTCTTCGTAGGATATTCAGAAAGTCCTCAGCCGGCAGAGTGACGAGCCAGCCGTGTTTATTCTTGGTGTGGGCCACTACCGGGATCTTCCCCACTGGCCTATCGGCCAGCACTTGAGCCATAGCAGCCCACAGATTGAGCTTCTCGACGTTTTTAACCTCCCAGTGGATGCTGGGGAGCTCCGGACACTGAACGTCTGCTGAGGAGCCGTCTGGAGCCTTCCCGCTGAACTGCTGGGATCTGTAGGCTTTAAGGAAGCCAAACTCTCGGAGCATATCGCGCCACTGACGCTCCCCCCTCTTGCCCTTGTCTCTGCTTAGCTTCCCCATTGCTCCAAAGATTTAACTGGGATGCGGATGCTGCCCCCTATTTTCACGGCCTTCAGTTCCTTCCTTTTGATCGCTCTTCGGACGGTATCGGTGTGGAAGCTGAACCGCTCTGCCGCCTCCTTGACTGAAACGTGAGTCATCATCCGGTGAAGGCCAACAGAATGACCGAGATGCCGGCCCCTAGGCAGAAAGCTATAACAACCCAGTGGCACATTGTGGTTTTATGATAATCGAAGGGCTCCCTCATAACTTGGCCCTTTCGATCAGCCGCACCAGCACCCCGGTCATCGTTGTTCCCCAGCGTTCAGCCAGCTTCTTCAGCTTCTTTCTGGAAAACAACGGGAGCCGGTAGTGTACCGATTTCCTCTGTTCCTCTTCGTTCATCTGTCAGCAGCCTCCTCGGCTGAGAGGTACTGTGGACACAGTGGACACAGAGGTGCAAGACCTAATCGAAAGAAAAATAAAAAAGATTTAGCTTGCGGCACGTAGACACAGCGCCCCTAGTGAGCTCTGTGTCTGCCGGGAAGCAACTGAAGAGAGAGAATAGGCAAGTGGTTCATTTCCGCTTTGAGGCGGATCTGAATGAATTGCTTGAGGCAGCCAGTGACTACCTCGGAACCACAAAGACGCAGCTAGTTGAGGACTGTATCCGGCTTAATCTGGATAAGGTTGTGGCTACTCAAGAGCGAAGTAAGGCCGGAGCGGCCAAGCTGTTCAAAAAGGTACGCCGTAAGGCAAAGCTCAAATAATTCCTCTTTTCTCAGTCCCGTTTCATCGGAAGCCTTCAGCAAAGCCACCGCCGTCTTGGTATCCAGTAGTGCATCCACAGCGGAGCAGTGTCTACACAGTAAACAGAGAGCACTCAAGTCTAATTTATTCACAAAGTTGTAACAAAAAAGCCCCACCGTTTCCGGCGGGGCTTGTGGTGGCTGAGGTTGGGGCTACAGCTTCACCGTCCTTCCCACTCTCGGGAGGTTCTGGGGGTTGGTTCTGGAGTGGATCCAGTTCTTCAGAGCTGCCTCGGCGGCATCCAGTGATTCCGGAGAGACTTGGCTCCACTTCTTCACCCTCGGATCCTTCTCTTGAGCTATCATCAAGATAAACTCTCGGGTTGCTTTTCGGTTTAGGAGCATTATCAATCTTCCTCCTTCCAGTCGTCCTCGCTCGGCTCACACTTGTCAGCTTCAGCTAGGTCAATCGTTCTCATTTCAGTGCCCAGCTTCAGCACAGCCTTCTTCCAATCCGCTTCAACCACTGGCCAATCAACCGATAGATCCTCAAGAATCAATCTAGCCTCAAGCGAGGCGTTGAGCATCTCCGTCATCTGCTGGATTGCCACACAGCGAGGATCCTCTTGGGGGTGGGCTCCGTATGCCGTAACCAATAGGTTACCCAGCTCCATCAGTACCAGCTTGAGATTCACGCTTTGGTGGCCCCACTCGTCTGTTGTAATAGTCTTTGGTAAGCTCATCACGCCACCGCCTTTCTGATGTTGTATTTCGGGGTTTCAAGCAGCCCCACATAGCTCGCCTTGGCAACCTCGGGAGTGTTGCCCAGCATCTCAGCCGCCAGCCAGACGCTCTTGGTCTGCTTGGCCACTTGGCTCCCGAAATACTTCCGGAGCTCATAAGCCTTCTTACGGTTCGTGAAACCCAGCTCCTTCAGCTTGGCGTTGAGCCGCCTCCACAGATCCGTCCTCCGCTCCGTCTTGTGGCCTCTGAGGATATAATCCCCAGCCCACAACCCGGACGCATTGTGACTGAGGAATAGCTCCCGGTCATTGTCACTCTGGTAGGGGAGCTGCCTCACCGCCTTGGTCTTGGAGATCTCAACGGAGAGGCAATGCTCCACCAGCCAGTGCCGCTTGGCTCTGGCTGCCTCACTGTTGCGAAGGCCATACTCGGCCATCAGCTTGAACGCTATGTGAAGCTGTGGATCCGAGTCGGCTATGCCGTAGAAGTAATCCCAAGCCTTGACGTAGCGGCCATCTGATGCCGGCTTGAATCCCTTCAGCTTTGCAGCCGGCGGCTTGACCTTGGTGAAGTCAAAGCTCTCCGGCAGCTCGTAGTGCTCCAGCATATCGCTGGCAAACACAGAGCGAGCTTGGCGAAGGACTGAGCCGGCCCGATCCTCACGCTGCTGCTGTAGCTCCTCATCCTCATCATCGCCCTTGCGCTTCTTCAGCCAAGCCTCAGCCAGCTTCTTGGTGAGCTTGGTGGCCGGCGCTGAGAGGCTGATGCCGTTCTCCCGGCAGAAGATCCCAAGACAGCACTTGTAACCTTTGGCTGTGTTCGCCTTCACCTTGGTGAGCCTCTCAAAGATAACGAGGATCTGGAGGATTGTCATTGCCGCCTTCTCGCCCTTCTTCTCAATCTTGCTGGCAACCTCAAAGTTGCCGGCTGCTTGAGTCTCCAGCCAGATCTTCACTCGATCCGCTGCCACTAGCCGGTCAGTTGTCTCCGGTGCGTGCTTCTTTGTCTTGCCGCCGATCTCGCAGCGGTACTGCCAGCGGCCAGTAGGTAGCTCCTTGAGGCGCTTAGCTATCTGTTTCTTGTTTGGTATCTTCATATCTGTGTTTCCTTTCTGTGTTATTTATTCAATTCAAACCAACCCCCGTTACTCTCTCGGCCTACAACTTTCCCAGTCTCGGAATCAACCTCAAACAGATGAGGCTCAAATAAAGAGCCGGCGGGATGTAAAAGAGTGTTTCGGGCTTCGTTCAATTCAGATAAACGCAGCCTAGCCGACTCCTTAGTTTCAAACGGCCCCCAAGTAGCTTGAGAACTCTTTAACTCGTAATGTGTTTTATTTTTCATATCTGTGTTTCCTTTCTGTGTTTTATATTTCCGTTTCAGTCTCTCCTTCTATCTTGAACACTTTAACTGACCAAGGAACATATGCACCGGTTAGCCTTTTAAGCTGTGCCAGCTTAGTCTCGGCAGCTTCCAGTGTTTCAAACGGCCCCCAAATAGCGGGACTAAGGCCGTATGTCTCTTTGACTTTGTAGTATATTTTTATCATATCTGTGTTTGTGTTTTCAGCTCGGCTTACTCGCCTTCGCTGGGGGGATCTTCGTAGACACTGTGTCTACTGTCAATAGAAAAGATCAAATGCTTTTAGTGTTGTTTACTAAGGTTTTTGATGATTCTGAAAAATACTTTGAGAAGGTACGCCCTAATTTTTGCTAATCTGAAAAGTACGGTTCTGGGTACGGTTTAAGGTTCGTATCAGAGCACAGCAGAGCATACCTCAGCACAACATAAGGTGGGGGGTTTCAATGACTAAAATTGATTATGCTTTAGGGAACAGAAGGAAACTGAGCGGAAACTCTAAGGAAAAGGACGTACCCCGGGTAGGACTTGAACCTACAACCAATTGATTAAGAGTCTAATGAGAGCACCCGTTTCGCCCTTTGTCTAAGCACCTTAAAAACTAAAGTACAGTTTTAAGTACAGTTAGGCGCTTTCTTTAGGATGTCCCATCTGTCCCGCCACTCGTCCCAATACTTCTTGGGGGGCTTCTGTGAACGGCCAAAGGGGTAGAAGATCAGATGAGTGGAACCGCCGAGTGCCGAGGTGGGGATAACGTAGAAACTTTTAGACTTATGGATATAGGCCACGACCACATCTGCATTGCTCTTGTTAACGCCGGCAACCCCTATGTCTTGGCCGGCACACTCTCTAGGCTGCCATCGGGCCTTGACTTGGATCCGGTAAGTCTGCTCATCCCATAAGCTGATCAGATCCACCGGGGATCTGTCGGAGAAGGGAAAGAATATATTGAAGCCAAGCTCAACCAACCGGGCTCCTACCAAGAGCTCCGCCGCTCGGCCAGTGTTAAATCTGTCATCTGCCTCTGGACTTACGAGCCTTTTCGACCTTTCGGAGCCCTCCGTAGACATACGCTCGTTTTCGCTCACCGCTAAGACCTTTCTTCTTTGCGGCACTCACCAGCTTTTTGTGAACTTTTTTAGGCATTATTCTATCTCCCCAGTAAAAGTTTCAACCTCGCCCGATTCATCCACCAACCCAATACTGTCATAAAACTTATTAAAAGCTGCATCAGCTCGGCTGTGGATCAACGTGTGAATTGCCTCGTTTCGGATATAATCCGCCGGAGCCCCAATCTCTTGCTCAAAGGCTCTGGCTATTCTCTCATAAATTTCAAGCATCTGCTGGTCGTCCTTCGGATACGGAAACCGCTTCATCGTCTCCGCTTCCAGCTCTGTGAATGCGTTCTCTGCCGGCTCAGCAGCCACCGCTTCAATCGTCTCAGCGGCTCTCTTCTTCTTCTCCTTCTTCCGGGGCTTGGCCAGCAGCGCCTTGAGCTCCGGCAGATTGTCCAGATGAATCAGCTCTCGGATCTTCTTCCGCTTGGCCTCCTCCTCCACCAGACGATCCTTCACTCGCTTGGCCACCTCCTCTTTGTGGCCCGGAAGCTCTGAAGGCAGCGGCTCTGCTTCTGTGCTCGACTTGGACAAGACTTTTTCGAGCTTCTCCAGCAACTTCTTGGCCTCACCAAGCTCCTTCTCCAGTGCCTCTTGACGAGGCTCAACCGGCTGACTGTAGTCCCGGCTCTCTGTGAGCTTGCTGAGGAGCTTTCTAAAGAGGCCGGGGCTCTCCGGGGCTGCATCCCATTCAAGCGCCTCATACGGCTTCTCTGGGCCAACTGGGCCTAGTCTAAACTTAGGATCTCCAGCTACCTTCGGCTTGGGGTCTGCTGCCTTTCTCTGGCGGCTTCTCCGGGCCATCTCCATCAACTTCTGTCCACCCTTTGCCATCTAAATTCCTTTCTCCTCCAGTAAGTTCAACAGCCGGCGGCTGTCCTCCTTCTCTTCTTCAGTGAGCTTCACTCTCGGCATTATTGGGGCTGCTGCCGGCTCTGGCGCTGCCACCCTCATCGGGGCTCCTCCGGTTCTGCCAGCTCCCGGTGGCATAAAGTAACTGAAGCCTTCCTCAGCCAACGCCTTCACCTCTGGGGTAATATCAACGTAGTTGGCTTCTGGAGTACCCTCCTTATTTAGATCGTTTAATTTCTGCTTTATTTCTGTTCTTCTTTTTTTGTATTTCTCCAGCATAACAGAAGAACCCGCTTTCTCGCTTACTGATTTCTTCAAATCGGCTTCTGCTAGATTAATAGCAATATCTTCATCCACTTCTTTAAGTAGAGCTGTAAGCTCATCGAATTTCTTAGTGTCGGCTTTTAACCTCGTCCTCCCTACAGCTCCCTTCTTCTTCACGATCTTCTTCGCTTGAGTGGGGAGAACTTTATCGTAGAGATTGATTGGCCACTGAGGGGAAACATCCAGATCCAAGCCGGCAAGAGACTTAACCTCTAACTCGTATTTTACTCCACTGGGATGAAACGTTTTGACCTTTTTAGGCTCAGCCTCTATTAGCTTTTTAGTCACTCCCTTACCAATGTACTCCTCAATGTCTGCCTCTTTCGCAAGAACCTTATCCAAAACTATGTTGCCCTCCTTGTCAAAGGCTTGAAGGACGCGCTTCTCTGCTGTCCACCTATAATCCTCCCGCCACATTGGGCGAAGCTCCACCCGATCAATGTGTTTACTTAAATTATACCGCTCAGCCGTATCCTTCCCGGTGATCCAGCCCAGCCGATCAAAGCCGTTATCTGATGCCCAGCGGATCATCCGCTTCAACGCCAGAGCACCATAGCGGTTGTCCCCCTTAAACGGCATATCCGGAGCTCCGGCTGGTTCGTGTGGATACTTTGCTTCCAGTTCTGCAATGCGAGCGTCTATCTCAGAAGTGTCCACCTTGTTGATCAGCTTCCTTTTTTCTGTGTAAAGTATGTTCTCCCTATCGGGATCATCTGCATACTTCGCCTCCACCTCCTCAATAAGCCTTTTGAAGTCTGCATTCATCTTCTTGCGCTTCTTGTCTTGCAGCTTCACAATCTCCTTCTGCACCTTCTTCGGCCTCTCTTGTCGCCAGCCACTCCTTCTGCCCGTGTTGCTCCAATCGCTTTGCAGCTCCTCGATAAAGAGCATCCTCTTGCCGTCTGCATCCACTCGCTCAGTGAAACGGATGTGGGCCAGTATGTTCTCCTCTGGGAAACGGTGGCCACCGGGCATATCAAAAGTTTCGTGACTCTTGGCTCTCTCCTTCGGCAACGTCAGCACCAGCTCGCCATAGCTTTGCTTCGCCTTCTCGTCACCGGGTAGCATTACCCAATCTGATTCTCCGGGCTTGAAGAGGGTTGGGCCTTCTGATTTATCGGGATCTGCTTGATGTAATTTATTGAGCTCATCTAAACCGACTGCAATTTCATCCTCTAGGTCTTTTCTTTTTTTGTTTAGCTGTCTAATAGATTTCTCATATTCGCGTAATGTCGGTGCAGTTGGATTCTCAGCTTTCAGATTCTCAAAATCATAAATCTTTATATCTACTTGGCCCCTATCTATTCCTAGATTTTCGATTTCTCGCCGCTTCTCCTTAATCTTTTCTTCTTTATTGTTTCGGCTCCGATAAACCTCCTCCACCTTTACGCCTTTGTTCTGGAGGAACTCCAGCAGCTCAGCCTTTGAGACTTTGCCGGCTGCCAGCTCTTCGTTGAAGATCAGTGCCTTCTCTGCTCTGAGATAATCGTCACGAGTCGCATAATCAATTCCAACATCTTCGCCAGCCGCTTGCCGCTTATACTTATCAAGCACCGCCTTAGTCCCCTTCACTGCCGCCGCCCCTATCTCCTTCCGGCCTTCCAGCCACTCCACTACACCACTCCACTCGTATTCTGCCTTGGGGATGCCTTTGGTGGCCAGTGATACCGCCTTCTCCACTGTGGTCATTCCGCTCTTGTCGAACACTCCGCCCTTAGCTCCTTCCACTGCTCGCTCTGCTTTGCTGTAGAAGGTTGGAGCCGGCATAAAGCGGAGATCCGCCTCTTCAGTCTGTTGCTGCAACGCTCTTCTTCTGGTTCCCTTTGCTTCCGCCTCTGACTTATAGGATTCAGCAGTGCCTTCCCGGTCATACTCTCGCAACTCCAGCCCCCGCTCTTGCAGCACCTTCTTCAATTTTGGATCCAAATCAGACGGGATAATCGCCGCCTCAAATTCTTGTAGCTGCACCGCTCTCGGTATCTTAGCCTCAAAGTATCCAGTGGGGAGCTCTTTCAACTTGTTCAAAAAGTCGGCAGCCTTCTCCAAAGGAACCCCTTCATCATAATACTCACGCAGAGAGCCAATGCCTCTCTCGGCAGCTTCTTGCAGCCTTAACCCGAAAATATCACTCTCCATAAAAGGATTGTCGTTTTTCATCCCGGCCTTCAGATGAGGCTCCAGCTCTGCTTGCAGCTCCAACAGCTCTGCGTTTGCCTCCTCCTTTACCTTCTGCATTAGCTCCGGATCAGTGAGCTTGCCGCGCCTCTTCTTGATTCCAGAAAGAGATTTGAACTGTGGGGCCACCTTGGCTCTGACGTTGCCAGCTCCGTAGTTCCAGCCTTCGCCTCCCCGGATGTTGCGCTTCAATATCTTCACAACATTGTCCAGAGTATGAGGCTGATACCGCCGGTTTCCCATCGGGGTGTAGCCTCTGAAAATCTTCTCTTCAAACTGCCAGCCTTCTCTTTCCGGAAGGTCATCAATCCAGTTCTTAAATTCTTTATAAACCTCTGGCTCTCTAACGGCATCTTGTATCGCTTTCTGAGCAGCTCGCGCTTTCCAATAAGGATCTGTTTCTTTTGCAGCCTCAGCACCCAGATCTGGCAGAAGCCCCTTCTCTTTTAGAAAGGCAGCTTGCAGTCCGTTGTGATCTTCTGCTGCTCTTGTCCAACCGCTATCTTCCGCTTTGCTTGCAAGATCCCTAAAAGTGAAACCGCTGATTTCCTTCCCCCCCAGATCCTCATAAGGCTTCAGATACTCTTTCATCTTGCTCCCGGTTTTTGCAGAGATCTCCGTTGTGATCTCCGGATACCTCGGAGCATAAACATCCGATCCAAACACTTTTGCACCTTTTTTCGGATCCACCATATCCTTCGACGCTACCAGCGTAATCTCTCCGAACCCTCTAAAGTCTCCTTTCGCCACATCCACAATCGCCAAAGAAGGTGACGGGATGCCCCCCATCTTCAGACTGTGCTTCAAGTTGTCAGCCGAGAGATTGTGAACGGCTACCATATCCTCACCCGGAGGCATAAGGTTCTTCAGTTGTTTCTGAAAGAAGTCTGCCCCGGATTTCATTGGCACGGCTCTGCCCAGTGCATAGCTCATTGACTTGCCAAAGTTCTCATCGAGCACCCGATCCAGCCGGTAGGATCTTAGGAGGTTCTCCAGCCCTCGGTAGGCCCGTTTCTTCTGCCTTCCCGTCTTGGGATCTATCGCTCTGCGTGCCGCTGCCACCGGGTTGAAGTTGCCCTCTGTAACAGTCTCATCACCTTTATTGATGTTAAAGAAATCGTTGAGCGCATTGCGCTTCTGCTCTGCCTTCTGCGGATTTGAATCCAGCCCGACCTCTCCCTTTCTGTCGTACTTATGATTCTCCAGATACTTAAAGAGATCCGCCTCAAACGCCCTCACATCTTTATCCCACAAGGCGAGCTTGTGGCCTCCTTTGTGCAGAGCCTTCTTTGTGGGATCTCCCCAAGCTGAAATCTTTTTGTGGTAAGCCCCAAGATCCAGTGCAGTAAAATAAAAGTTTTGTGCTTGGCTAACGTGGAAGCCAATCGGCACAGCCGTCCGGTGGGTTGAGCTCAGGCTGCTGCTGTACATCTTGCCTCTGCCCAGAGCTGCATTGTAAAGGAACTGAATGGGAGCACCGGGATCGTTCCTCATTATGTCAGCCGTCTCCCTTATGATCCGCTTCTGGTTGGGGGTAACAATCTCATCAGAGATCCGGTCTATCGCATCCAGTTGATGCGGAGAAGGGATCCCTTCAAAAGATCCGTTCTCCTTCAAAGTCATCCCAGTGCCGTCATCAGTCTCAGAAAGTTTTTCTCTGATCAGCTCCCCTCTGTTCTCTCGCAACTTCCGGATCTCTCCCTCAGTCAACAGAACAACGCGGCCATCCGGGTCATAATACACTCCACCGTCCTTGTTCTTCTTCAGCATATCAGAAGAGCTGAAGTGATCCCTTAGAAAAGAGTTTTCCTTCTTGCCTAGATGAAACTCCACTTGAGCTCTGCCGGTCTTGCCAGTTCCGCCAATGCTGAAGCCGGACGGTTCCAGCTCCCCCATCATCCTCGTTCTGTACTGCATCCCCTCCCAAGCTCTCACATATTGCCTCAGCGCAGCATTGAGCTCTCTGGTGTTGGTGATGCCTTGGCCTTTCTGGACAAATAGATCAGACGGCTGGCCAGTTGGCTTGAAGTTCACCCCAACCACTTCCAAAGCCTTCCGCATCCCCCTCAGCGTCTTGCTGTGCTCACTGAGCAGCAGATGATCAGTGAACCTCTGGTGAAGGGATCTGTCGCCTTGAGCTATCTGGCGAGGATCTGCGTTGCTCATCAGATAGCGGAAAGATTCAGCCTCAACCTCCTCCATCATATAATTGAGCTTCCTCTGGTTTGCTTCTGCCGGAGTTAAGTCCTTGCCGCTCTCGTCATACTTAAATTGCCGCTCAAAGGCCGTTCGTTCCTCCGGGGCCATCTTGCTTGTGTACTGATCGTAAAAGCCGCCAACCAGATCCTTCTCACTGAACATCCCCTCGGTGACCGTCTTGCCTCCCAGTCTCTTGCCAAAAAGGATTGTCTGGATCTGATCCAGATACGGCTTCAAGACCTCGACCTCTTTCTTGCCTTCCGGTGTCTTTTGCAGCTCTGTCTCACCAGCAAAACGCTTCAGTGCGTGCCAGCCTTCGTGAAAAAGAGCGTTTGGCCCCTTGAAGCCAACATTGATCTCCACGCTGGGCCGCGTCTTGTTTTTTGTGACCACAACGCCCCGCTGCACCCCGTGAGCCTTTATGAAGTCTGTGGGGGATAGAAACTTGAAATCCATATTGCCACCGCCTCGGGTCACTCCGTTGAGCATCTTCACGGTGGCCATCACATTCCCCACCTCTTCCAGTGTGGGGGCATACTCCTTTATGTTGTTGAGCTGCTCCGGGGTGAGCTCTTTCTGGAACTGCCCCCACTCATTGCGGAGCTGCTCCTTCAGCTTTGCCCCTCTGGTAAGATAGCGCCCCGGTATTGTCGCAAAGAAGCCGCCAACCCCGCCGGCCCCTATGCCGGAGCCGATCACCTCCGGATCACCAGAGGGAAGTGTTAGGGCTAACCCAAAGGCTCCCCCGGTGGCTGTACCCTTACCGAGATCACCAGCAAAGTTGATTGCCGGATCCAGCCAGCTAAGCCGGTTGAAGGCATCAGCCACACTCTCGTCCTTAGCCACCCGGCTGGAAGCCTTCAGCAAACCCTCAACGCCTTCCGGCTTGGTAAGCACTTCACCAACAGCTTCCAAGGCTGTGCCGCCTTTCTGGAGAAGCCTCCCCGCTGCGGGAATCGTTCTAACCTTCTGCTCAACCAAGCCCCCGGCAATTCCCTTTAATATTGTTGGAGCGTCTTGGCCGGCAGCAGCCCCCAAGGCAGCCCCCAAGGCAGCAGACTTCTCCGGGCTGCTTGTTGCCCACTCGCCAATCTGCTGCACCTTCTCCCCAGCCCACTTTGTGCCTTTGCCAGCCAGCTCTGTGGTTCTGCCAACAGCTCGCCCCGGCTTGGTGGCAGCCTTACGGGCCAGCTTGGTGGAGAGCACTGCCCCAACTTCTCCCGGCCCACCGGCATAGCTCGCCAGTGTCGCCACATCGCTGTTGACTAAAGCCTTGGCGGCCTCATCCACTTTCGGGCCGAAAAGCTCTCCTAGTATCGTTTGCTCGCCTCTACGGGCCAGCTCTGTGGTTCGCATCAAGTAGCGGCCTCTTCTCCACCGATCACGCTGCCGCTTGTTGATCCACTTTGGAAATTCCTTGTAATACCTCTCCCGCTGCTTTGCCGGCAGCACCTCGTTGATGTACTTCGGTGAAGTGTAAAACCCTCTATCCTCGCCATCCACAAAGACCAAGCCCCTACGGCCAAAGTCCCGCTTGAGATCCGCCTTTGAATCCTTAAAGTTGTTTGTGGTTCCTTCCAGATCCTCCAGATCCTCCTTGATGCGTTTTTTAATATAGAAGGTTGACCAGCTCTTTCGCATTGCCTCCTTCTGTTCCTTTGTGGAGGTTTCCCAATGCCGGGTTTTCATCTTCCAATCCGGATTGGATTGGCGGAGCTTCATATCGTCGATTTCCTCTTGATACTCCAGATCACGCTGCTCGCCAAACCAGTCATTGATATAGCGGCCAACAGTGCCGAGATCCCAAGTTGCTCTGGCAGCTCCCTCTGCCAGTGTGGTCACCCGTCTGGCTTGACCTTTTGGAACCGGAGAAAAAGCAAGCTCTGGATCCTTGATTGCCCCCCAGACGCCTTTGGCCAGATCTGTGACTACAGCCTTGCCGCCGTGCCAAGCTCCCTTGATCAAATCAATTGCGTACTTTGGTTGCCGGGATTTGTACTTTAGAAATTTATCAAGCTCCGCATCGGTTGGCTGATAAGTTATCTCCCCCTCAATGCGTCGAAAGAGATCATCATCCGTCTCGCTTCTCTCCTCTCCCGGTATGGGGACAAGCTCAAGATGAGGAGCCAGATCCGGCGCTGTGTAGTCAGTAGTGGACGGCTCTAGGCGGCGGCTTGTATCCGGACGCGCTGCATCGAAGTCCGGAACAATCTCCAGCTCCGTCTCTTTTTTCGGAGCCTCCTCCAGTAAAATCAAATCCTCTTGAGCCATTGGTCACGGTCTAATTGAAGTCGGGGCCGGAGCCCCCTTGAGGAGCGGATTGGTTTTCGGATCCGGCAGAGTCTCAAAATCAACCTCTTCTGCCACTTCCTCCGCCGGTTCTTCTTTTCGCTTCTGAACCGTGAAGGGGATTATCATATTCCCCTCTCGGTACTCAGCCTTGTCTCCCTCTTTGAGCCATTTGCCGGCGTACTCCATAGCCGACTCCTTTGACGGGAACGTCATCGGCTTTCTGGGAAGATAAGACTCTTCCCAAGGTGTTCCGGAGACTCTCCGCATTGTGTCGGCTATTCCCATCCGTAGATCTCTCTTGTGTTCCGCCAGCTTGTCGCTATCTCCCAAGAGTGAAATATAATCCTTGAAGCCTCCAATATATTCATTGTCCGCAATTGCAGCACCCGACTCCTTCCGGAGAGTTGCCCGGATAAAGTTGTCAGCCGCCGATTTCCAAACTTGGAACTCCGGGGCTATAAGCGCATTGGCAATGCTGAAAGGATCGCCTGCCGTGACGTTTGCAATAAGCCCGTTGATGAAGTCCTTGGTCGGAACTGCTCCCTCAATAACCATCCGATCCATTGTCTCATTGGCGAAACGTAACCGCTCTGAATACATCAAGGCATTGCCTTGAGACTCAGAAAGAGATTTGCCCTTTATGCCTCTCTCAGTTTTCTGTTTGTTCGCCAAAGTTCTCAGCTTAGCCAACACCGCTAGATGATTCTCGTAACCACTGCCGTCCGGCTTGATCACCAGCTCGGCCATAATCGGCAGACCGTCCTCGCCCACCTCCATAATGAGATCCTTAACCTCCTCGGTCTGGTTGTGAATCCGTAATGCAGTCTTGGCTTCCGGCTTCTCATAATCCTCCGGCTTGAAGGCGCTGCCGGTTTCCTCAACAAAAGCTACGAACTCAGCCTTATCCTTCAAGGCTGTTTCTGCTTCGCTCCTTGTCTCTACCTCTGCCCGGAGCTCCTTGTTTTTCTGTTCTTGTAAATAGTCTTTATATGACTGGTCAATAGACGACAATACTTCCGGCGGAGCTGTTCTAGGATCAATCGGGGAAAGCGGATTTCTCTTATTCCACCATTCCGTAACTTTCCAAGCGTTATTTTCAGCCTCAACTTGAGCCTTGTAAATGGCGTTTCCTTTCACCATCCCGTCAATAGCGTTGAACTTCTCCAAAGATTCCGGAGCCATAGACATTCCGGTGATCTTGTTTTTAACGAGATCAGAATACTGGGAAACAAACTCCGGGCTATTCATATCCAGAGCATCAAACTCAATCTTGAACTCCTCTAGGTTCTTCAGTCCGGTGGCAAGCCTCGTTCCCTTGGCAGCAGCCGTTGCTGCCTCAACCTCCAGCTTGTTCTTCTGAAGGTTGAGCATATCTCTCTTCGCCTTTTTATCAATCTGATCCTCCCGGCTCTTCAATATATCCGGGTACAACTTGGCCCCCATCTGGAAGGCTGACAGAAAAGTTTTTCCGCTCATTCCCATAATCTTATCCTCCTCCTATGCCTTTGCGTGCTCCTTTAGAGACCCCTTTCCAGCCGCCGCCGCCAATAGCTCCCAGCAGCCCCCCGGTCATTGCTCCCATACCCAGACCGGCCACTGCTCCCAGCATATCGCCGGCCATAGAGCTCTGCTGCATATAGTCTTGAAATTGATTATTATAGACGTTTGTAGCCAGCCCTAGAGATCTGGCTCCGGCGTTTGGATCCAGACCTATGCCGCTACGAACCCCCATCGGGTTGAACCCGGCAGCTCCTTGCTGAGCCCCGGCTATCTGCCCAAACTGGGCCACCGGAGTCGTTCCACTCAAATAACTGGCTGCATTGGCCAGCCGTTGCTGTCTCAGCCTAAAGGCAGCGTTGCCCACCTCAAAAGCCTCCTCAGCAGCCGGCGCTGCTCCAAACACATTGCCCCGTGCGTACTGTGCCGCTCTGGTGGCTTGCTGAACCTCTTCCCTCATACCGGGAGCCAGCTTGTAACCACTCTCCACATCCTCAAGAGCCGCTTCTCCAAGCGCATCCCTCACCTTCCTAAATTGTGGATCAGCCAGCTCCAGCTCCTTCAGTCGTTGCTTAACAAAGTCAGCCCCATACTTCTCTTGCACAGAGAGCATCGCTTGAGCCATCCGATCAGCCGATTCCTCGGCAAACTCAAGATCCTTCCGGCTCATATCAGTGTCGCCAAAGCCGGTGAAGTCCACCGTCTGCTCTTTGCCGTCCATATCGGTGTATGTGACCTTCGTGCCTTGGCGTGCTGCCGCCTCGATCAGTTTCCTAATCGGCAAACTTTCAATATCCGCCTCGATCCCCTCACGGTGGGCAGCACCGTAGTCAGGCGGCTTCGGGGGTTTTGAGCTGTAGAGTCCCATTGTCTAAAATTCCTCCTTTATGAATAATTCTCTTACTTTCAAACTGATCTTCTCCAAATAGTCCCTTCCCCCAACCAAATGGGCCACCATTAGACCCAGCTCAGTGAGGGTGTCCCGAATCACAAGCGCATACGTTCGCTTGACTCCTTCAGCACCTTCCCAGTTATTTGCATCCTTCCAAGCGTTCAAAGAAACTAAATGCAGCGGAAGGAGGCTGTGCCGGTTGGACACAAAAAACGGGTTGTCCGGTAATTCCACCAAAAGCAGATGTGCCAGATCGTAAGTGTCCTCTCCCTTCCACTTGTCTTTTTCATCAAATAAATCATCAATCAACCGGGCTGATCTACAAATAATATTCAAATAGAGATGTGCCTCCCGGTTTCCCCCGGCACACAGTTTAACAGCCTCAGCGACTCTCTGGTCATAGTCGCTCACAGATCCGCCTCCATCGTGTCCATAAAGCCCCCGGCGTGAATGCTCCTCAACGCAACGTACTTGCTGCTACCGGTATCGCCGGTACTTTGCTCAATCCTAAACTGTAACTCTCGAAAGGGATCGTACTGGGTAAGGCTATACCGGAACCGCCTCACCTTGGCGGCTGAAAGGGTAAAGGGCAGAGTGGTCGCACTGGTTCCAACCACAGCCTCCTCGTTGTCCACCAGCGCGGCATCATAGAGCGTGCCGTAAATTGTCGTTGCCCCAATAGCAGCCAAGGCGCTTAGCGAAAGCCTTCCGCCTCCGCTGAAGAATAAAGTCTGTCCACTGCTCAATGCTATTGGCAAAGAATCCACCGCTATGCCGCTTGATGTGTAGTCTCCAATCGCATAGCCGGCTCCATTGTCAACTGTCACCGTGCCGGTTGTGGCCAGTGAAATCGTTCCCACTCCCGTGACCAGATCCGTAACCAAACGGGCGGCATCGTCTCCGTCCAGCACCGGGATGATGTCCACCTTGGCGTTGCTTCTATCAAATTCCCACTCCACAAACTCGGGGCTCTTCGGGCTCAACTGGTCGCCAAAGGTCATCCCCCTCGTCAACGCTTGCCAAGCTGTGTCCCGATAGTTGCTGCCATCAAAATTGTCTTGATAATCTGTTGCCACCGCGTTCTCTGGGCTGACATAATCCCGAAACTCCAGCGGGTTGCCCACCTTGTCCAGCGTCAGCAGCTTCTCGGCATAGCCGTTGAAGGCGCTCACACAGAAATCCGTTGGCTTGATGTTGTAACTGGCATTCCCTTGCCAGTAACCAATCCAGCTAGAAGTGTTTGCCGAATAAACAAGACAACAGTTGTTTTCTGTGCTGGAAAGAATTGGGACACTGATCAGCAGCAAGCCGTTCCAAAATGTTGCCGTGGCCTTCTGCACTGCCGCATTCCAGTTGATCGAGTCAATCAAATCTTGAATCGGGTAGGAGATCACACCGGACTGCTCAGCCACCATCTCCTCCGCCATCGTCCTCTTGAGGCTCCTCACGCCGTCTCTGGCGAGAAACAGAAGATCCTCACCGACTTGGGCAATGGCCCGGTGACTGACTGCCCCCGAAAGGTTCGATACTTGGCGAATGTTAAACGAGCTGGTGGCGTTGCCGGCTGATGCCGCCGCTGCTGTCAACGGGTTGGTGTCCACCAAGTAAATGCTGTTCTCACAGAACACAACCACATTGAAGCCCACCCAGCTATACATCCCGGTAACTGTCTCGGCTCCCGTGCCAACCTTAAACGGGTTGATAGTGGTTGCCCCCAAGGTGAACAAGGTGCTCGTAGCCGCCAAGTCCGGTAAAATTGTGCTTACAAAGATCTGGTTGCCGCTTGGATCATAGGCAAACACTCTGCCAGCGTTGGCCACCAGATACTTTGAGTTAGCCGGGAATGTTGAGTCTGTTGAGTCTGTCTTTACCCAAGCCCCCCCGGAATATTTCAGCTCAAAGATCTTTGTGGTTGTCGTGTCGCTGCTCCAGTACATCTTGTCAGCCACTTGACACATATAGGCCGGGTTGGTTGCTGAGCTGAGCTTGCTGGCTGCTGCTGCGATTGCCGTAACCGTGCCGCTTGCGGTTATCTCGTAGATCGAACTGTTGACGGCAGCAATCACCCTCTCCCGAGAGTCGGAATCAAAGAAGTGAATCGCTTGGACGTTGGTGCTTGAGGTTGTGCTGCCCAGCAGATTGGCGAAGCGGTGGAAACCTCTCCGGGTCTTTAACACACCGGAGATCTCCGGGCTCATATCCTTGATGAGCTCCGCTTGTGACTCGTTTAGAAGGTTCTCCCGAAAGTTGGAGACTTGGCCACCAATGAATGAGGCTTGCCGGTCATACAGCAGTATGTCATCAACGGCATCATTGAAATAGACCGGCATAGTTAAAATCCAAAGTCATTGCGAGTGTAGCCCACTGTGTAGTTGTCCGGCACGATCCTCATTATCTTGGCCGTCTGGTTCGTTTCCGCATCCCGCGCCACAGTCAAAAGTCTGTCGCCTTCTCCCGTCTCAAGCTGGGCTTTCCCGTACTGCCGCTGCCTCTTCAGCATATCGGCTGTGCCGTACTTGATCAGTGCATTGTCTATGCCGCTGATCATCGGTGCGTCTGTGTCAGAAACCAGTGGCCGGATCTTCTGCTTGCCCAAGATCACCAACTGAACCGGGCCGGTGGCATCATACTCTGGCCGGCGGTACAGCTTCACCCTCTGAAACTCCGCCTTTGTCTCCCAACTGTACCAGTAAAACTTGTTGTAGCCGGTGATGTTCTTGACCGTCACAGTGTCCGTTGTAGCCTCTTTTGAGAGCGAAGTGATCTCTGAGTAGCTTTCAAAGCTGGAGTTGACTGACGGGCTTGCTGCGAGCGTTAAAGTCTCCTTGTAGATCCTAGTGGGATCCCCCAGCAGCCGGCCAACTATCTCGACCTTCTTCCCAGCATCATCCGCATCGGCCAGATCAAAAAATAGATTGCCGTTAAGGAGATCAAAGTTGATACCCACAGAAGATATAGGAGAAAAGCCGCTGGCAGTGCCAGACTCCGTAAGAGCACTCGGATCCACCATATACTGCGTGATGATATCCTCCGGCCTAAGCTCTTGATCGTCTGCCGTAATCGCCAGAACTTGAGCGATTGATTGGGGGAGAATAAGCTCATCATTGTAACCCGTTGCGTATGCCGTTGCTGTTGCCCCAGTACCGGCCCCGCCGGTAAAGGTCACAGTGGGATTGTCCTCGTAACCGCTGCCGCTCTTGGTGAGGAGGATCTCCCCCACCGTGTCATTAAACAGCTTGGCCGTGGCTGTTGGAGCCACATAGCCGGCTGCCCCGGCTGAGAAAGTGATTGCGGGGGCTGATGTGTAGCCGGATCCGCCTCCAGTGACCTCAATGTGGGTTACTCGCCCGTCCG